TGACGAAAGAGGAGAGAGACGAACGTGACCCAGCTAGTCAAGTATGATGCAGCCAAGAAGGCATTGGCGGAGGCCAAGCGCGTCGACGAGGTCCTCAAGATCGAGGAGCTGGCCAAGCGCATGGCCGCCTACGCCAGGCAGGCCAAGGATACCCAGATGATCCAGGACGCAACGGAGTTGCGCCAGCGGGCGGAGCGCAGGCTCGGCCAGATGATGGAGGAGGCGAAGCAGAAGGGAGAGCGAAGAGCAGATCGGAATAAGGGGAAAAACTGGGTTCTGCCAGAACCCAGTTTGACGAAGTGAGTAAGGGTGGTAGTGAAACCAGGAGAGTAAAGGGATGAAAGTCGATCTCGTCTACTATACGGGAATGGGCATGCCTGACCCTGCAGCGTTCGCTGCAGGCCTGTTGGTCTGGGCCAAGCGTACCAGGATCGAGGTCTCCCCAGAGGGACTCGAGGCCGCCGTAAAGATTTCGGAGGAGGAGCGGCTCGCCGAGCTTAACTATATCGCTGCGACCATACCCGCGAGCTGGGAGTTCGTAGATTTTGTCTTCGTACTCCAGGGCGTAACGAGGGCATTCACCCAGCAGATGACCAGGACGCGAAACCTGTCGTTCGCCCAGCAGACGCTCCAGGAGCTTAGGGTCGATGGCTTTGGCTACGACGTCGGCCCCACCGTCCGCAGACACCCGGAGGCAGAGGACGTCTACCACGATGCAATGGACCAGATCAATGCCGCCTATACCAGTATGATCGAGCTGGGGGTGGAGATCCAGGATGCCCGCGGTGTCCTGCCGCTGAACATTTTGACTAACCTCGTCGTCAAGGGAAACCTACGGAGCCTCGCCGACATTCTCCGCAAGCGGGCCTCTCCCCGCAACCAGGGTGCCCGCCCCGGTTACGAGGGCGAGTGGGCCTGCGTCCACAGGGAGATGAAGCGCCTGATGGTCTCCGCCCTACCGTGGACGGACCTGTTCCTCAATAGGACCGAGGACCAGGTGGCGGCGGACATGTATAAGATGCTCGAGAGTATCACCGACAAGACGCTACGGGTCAACTTGACCAAGGGCATCGACCAGCTCCTCACCAACGTGGGAGGCGAGCCGTGAGCGACGAGGGGACCCGGCTTTGCCTTCCGCATCCTCAGTGAGATTAAGATTGTTAGGTGTAGCGACTTGAGAGTAGTGACAAAGTGACCTGGCTCTTGGGCATACGACCTGGGCATAGGGGCCTACCGCCCCTATACCCTACGGGCGGCAGGACCTCTGCGGCAGACCGGCTGCGGATCATGCTCGGTCTCACTGTGGAGGAGTTCGTCGCCACCTTCCCCGTAAGGGCGAACGTATTCAACTCCCGCATGGGGTCGATGATTGCCCGCGTCGTTACGGGGAGGGCCTTCGTCCTTGGCCGCGAGGCGTGGGTGGGCCTGGGTCTGCCCGGCGACCATGAGTTCTGGGCCAGCGTGCGGAGGGGGCGGGCCACCTATACCCTCTTGCCCCACCCCTCTGGCCGCTGCCGCATCTACAATATAGAGAAGAACCGAGCCCGCTTGCGGAGGATCATACGTAGAAGCAATAACCAGTACGCAAAGCTGGCCGCACCGCCAGCATAAAGGATGACAAGCCATGAGCACACAGCCATTTCGGTTGGCCCTCCGCGCAGAGGGCAAGGATTGGAACGCCTACCTCGCACGGCAGGGGACGATGGACGGAGCGGTCCTGATGGCCTCCATCCGCAGGTCTCTGGCGGAGGACCCCGCGGTGAAGGAGGCATTCATCGAGACGATGAAGCTGGCGATGGGTGCGGCCGTAAGGGCCGTCGGGCTAGGCGACATCTCGTGGCCCGATCCCCCGCAGCAGGCCCCAGAGAGCGAGAGGTCCGGCAATGGGTGACCAAGAGAATATGATCTGGAGCTAGCGACGATGCCGCCAACTCAGGACTGAGAGAGGATGAGCCGCTTAGGCTATAGTAACGATATCGACTATTGGTCCCTCATCCGCTGGAGAGGAGCCGTTGCGAGTGCCGTCCGCGGCAGGCGCGGCCAGGCATTCCTACGCGAGATGCTGGCCTCCCTCGATGCCCTACCGGAGCACAGGCTGATCGCGCACGACGGTGAGGTCTGTGCACTCGGTGCGGTAGGCCGCGCACGTGGAATGCCGATGGCCGACATCGATCCCGAGGACCACGAGACAGTGGCTGCCAAGTTCGGCGTGGCGCACGCACTTGCCTGTGAAGTCATGTGGATAAACGATGAGTTGAGTAATTCCCCCGAGAGGCGCTGGGCTACGGTGCGTGATTGGATCATAGAGAGGCTGGAGGAATGACCAAGGATATCGTCATTGTCGACATCGACCACACCGTCGCAGACGCTGCGTGGCGAGACCCCCTGATCGGCAAGTGGAAGGAGTACCACGAGGCCTCCTCGAGGGACAAGCCAATCAAGTTCATGGCCGACTTGATACTCCGCCTCGTACCAAAGTACTACATCGCTGCGGTGACCGGCAGGGACGAGGCGTACCGCGCTCTCACCATAAGGTGGCTCATAGAGCATGACATACTAATCGACCACCTGGTCATGCGCCCCTATGGCGACTACCGCCCGTCCCCGGAGATGAAGTGCGCACTAGTCAAGGCATACTTCGATTTATCGAAGATAGCCTTCGTTCTAGAAGACCGCAGCGACTGCTGCGCAGCCTACTTCCAGCTGGGGCTGAGCGTTCTCCAAGTCAGCTACAACCACGGAGGAAAGACCAATGTCGAGGCAGCTCAAGCCAGTTGAGACCGACGTCGGTAGGGCGCTAAAGTCCCTCGCCGACCTCCACTCCGAGCGCGGAGACCTCTACAGGGACGACTACGTCCGCGTCGGTGCCAGCCTGGCCGCCCTGTTCTCCTCCGGTGTCACCCTGTCCTCCCCGGAGGACTTCTGCCGCTTTGCCCTACTGGTCCACCTCCACGGCAAGCTGGGCCGCTACGCAGTCATGTTCGACCGAGGCGGCCACGACGACAGCCTCGACGACATGGCCGTCTACTCCCAGATCCTCCGCAAGGTCGATGGAGAGGCGCGATGATAATGAAGCCAGTCTGCGCCCCGTGCCGTCGCTTCTTCCGCCCCAAGAGGAACGGCTTTTACTTCATTGAAGGGATGCCCACCGTGAACGACGCCAAGCCGGGCAATGCGGAGCCGGAGAAGTGGAAGCCGTATAAGCTCTGGCAGGGAGACCTGTGGGAGTGCCCCGACTGCAACTCGACCATCGTAGTCGGTACTGGAATGAGACCGGTCGCCGTACAGCACCAGGAGGACTTCCCAGAAAAGCTCGTATCGTTCGGGGCAACCCAGCTCCAAGTCAATGACTGCTAGCGGCTATGGTCAGTGTTCCCCCAAGGTTCTGGCAGTCGCTCTCTCGCGAAGAGGTCTACGAGATCATCGAGACAGGCTATCTCAACCAAGACCAGCGCCAGCGACTGTGGCGAATGATGGATCTGAACGGAGAGCCGCCAGACGAGCTCAAGCTGTTCATCAATAGCGAAGACATGGACGCCTTCATAGCCAAGGTGATGCGAGAATATGGCAAAAAGTAAGAGCCCTCCCTATCGCCAACTGATCTCGGATGTAATGCCATGGATGACGAACAGCAACACCGACCTCGGCCTGGCCCGCAAGTACCACGTCAGCATCTCCGAGGTCAAGCGGCTGAGGATGTACGTCCGCAGCCTGGTCAGGTGGCAGATGAGCCAGGGGCCGTGGCCAGGCCACTTCGACCCACCGCGGAGGAAGAAGTGAAGATCGTAGAAATTCATACACCAGAAGAAGTCGCTGCAGAGGCTCGGATCATTGCGGAGAGGTGGCCGCAAATCCCAGAGAACATGCGAGACTGCGAGGCATATAATAGGCTGACGACCAAGAAGCTGACCAAGAGTGACCCAGACGAGTCGACGCAAATTCTAGCCGATTGGTATTCGTATTTACGCTTAAGACCAATCTGAGAACATGACCGTCACCGGAAGTAAAAGATGCAGCGCGCCTATGCCGAGATCATTCGGTTAAGAAAGGGCGCGTCAAAGGACGGGAATCCATGAGCGAGCAATGGCTGCTGGTGAAGCGCGGGCTCTACTATCGCCCTAACGACTGCGGCTATACCGGCATCCGCGATTACGCGGGCCGCTACAGCGAAGAGGAAGCGCGGGCGCGCATGAGCCCCGGCATTGCCATGATCCGGCTGGATAGCGCGCCAGAGTTCAGCGAGGCGTGCTTTGAGGACTTGGCGCGCAAGCATCTTGCCGATCAGCGAGACGCCCTGCGAGCGGCGGTTGCGCCGTTCCTGCGCTACTACGACGACATCCGATTCAACCTGCGCAAGCAGCCGCGCCCGACTGATGCGGCCATAGAGGAATGCGGTGAGCGCGTGGCCTGCGTGACTTGGGAAGAGTTCTACGCTCTGCGCAAAGCGTTCACGAATGGCCCGTCACCCCAAACATAGGAGACCACATGCCTGAGATCGGAATCGACCTGGCCATGGACCGGAATATCTCCGAACTAATAACCGACCTTCGGCTCCGTTCGCAGCGCGGCCACGTGAGCACTTTGAGTGTCGGTGAGGCCAAATTGGTCTCAGATGCTCTCACAGGCTTTCGCCAAGTGACGAAGCATTGGGACGAGTTCGGCCCCGAGCATGGTTTCGGCGAGACCATGGATCAATGGAGAGTCGAATAACATGAACACAGAGACAGCCAACCATCCCCGGACCTGCACCTGTCACCCCGACGACAGGCCGGAGCCCTGCACCCATCAATACGCCACGCGCGATTGCTGGCGAGTAGCCGTGCTGTCCGAGACGCAAGCCCACATCGTTTCGCTGAAAAACCGAGATCGGCTTCCCGTCGAGCAAGCGCGCCTCGACTATCTGATGCGCGTCCGACGCTGCCTTGAAGTCTAACGTGTGAACATCACCACAGGAGTACGACCATGGGACGCCCGATGAAACGCCAGCCGAACAAATCCGCGAAGCGCCCGCCCGAGCCGATGCAGGCGTTCGTCACACCGCACCGAGGCAGACGGCAGCCACACCGTCGTCATCGAAATTTCGGAAATCCCGTCGCTCAACATGGCGCAGGGCGTCTCCGACTGGATGCGCGACCTCGTGCGCGCCAACGCCCACAAGATCGGACGGCTCGAAGCTCGGCCGCCAGGGATGCAATAAACTTCCGTCAGAGGAGCGATAGATGATCCGATCGTGGTTGCGGTTTCTCTTCTCGCTGCTGAGTTCTCCGCACTGGCGCTGCTCTGGTTGCGGCGAGATCATGCGCCTACGCGAGGGCAGATATATTTGCAGCCTGCCTGACAACAGAACGGAATGGTACTGCGACGACTGCTGCACCAACGAACTCGAACACGCCCGCGCCGCAGTGGAGGAGAAGCCGTGACTGAACAACGCACTTTCGGACTATATGCGGACGACCCCGCCATGGCCGAGATCGCCCGCCTCCGCGCCGAATGGGCCGCAACATTAAAGAAGGTGGGGCAACTGAGCAGTCAGCGAGACCAACTGCTCGCGGCGCTGAAGTTCTATGCCGATGAGGAGAACTGGCGAGAGGAAATTTTGCATCTCGGCTCACAAGTCAGAGCCGATGAAGGTGAGATCGCCCGCGCCGCCGTCGCCGCCGTGGAGGAGAAGCCGTGACCTTAAAAGATGACAATACAATTTATCGTTTAGAACAAGAAAATGATCGCCTCCGCGCCCAGCGGGACAATCGCGAGATGCTTTTTGAGATGGCTAAGAAAGATGTTGAAAAATTAATAGCCCAGCGGGATCAATTGCTCGCGGCGCTCAATGCACTGGTTTCTCGATTGGATGCTGTTCATGCCAACGAGGATTATAAATCGGTTTGGGTGGTCAATCAAATACACGCAGGTCCGTACCAAGGACCAAACTACACCAACGAACTCGAACACGCCCGCGCCGCCATCGCCGAGACGAGGGACGCGGAATGACCAAGTATGAGAAGCTGCGCCGACAGGTGCTCGCGCTGGTTCCCGCCGACTGGCAGGGGGTAGCGCCACGCGAGGTGCACGCCGTGATCGGCGGTCGCGTCAAGGACGTCTCGCGGGTGCTCGTCGAGCTCTGCGACGAGGGGGTCGTCGAGGTCCGGGGCAACAACAACGCGCGCCGCTACTGGCGAAAACCGCTGGAGAAAATATGAGTTGGGTCTGCAAAGACAAACTGTGGGAGATTTGACCAATGATCGCCTGCATCTTCGACACAGAGACGACAGGTCTGATCGACAACCACAGCATCGCGCTCGGTAAGCAGCCCGAGGTCGTGGAGTTTGCCGCGGTCCGCTTTGACTGGGACACCTACGACATAGTCCATAGGTACGACACCCTGATCAAGCCTAGCTGCGGCAGGCTGCCGGACAAGACCATCCAGACCACCGGCCTGACCGATGCAGACCTCGTTGGCGCCCCTAGCTTTAAGGCTGTCGCAGCCAATATCGCCGGCACGATCGAGCCTGCCGACATCGTCATCGCCCACAACCTGTCCTATGACATCGAGATGATCGATATAGAGTTCGAGCGCCTCGTTAGGAGGGTAGCGTGGCCAGCGATCAAGCTGTGTACCGTCGAGCAGACCATGCACGTTACGGGCAACCGGATCAACCTGAGCGGCCTGCACAAGATGATCACTGGTAGACCCCACGAGGGCGCCCACCGGGCAATGGCCGACGTCATGGCCACCCTGACCGTCCTCCGTGGAGCCAGGGAGAGGGGGTGGCTATAATGAGGGACGAGGACGAGAGGAGGACTACTGTGAAACGGTTTGCCCTCCGCCTCATGAAGGAGGTCGTTGCGCATCAGCGCTACGGCGGCTCTCTCGAGGACGCCATAGACGGCTCCATCCTGTTTATTTCCAACCTGCTCAAGATAGACGAGCGGGAGCTGAGGAGCTACCTCCGTGAGCAATCTAAAACTAACGACGTGGCTCCATGACCTCCACGAGGTTACCGGCACCCTGGTGATATACTGGACCAAGGACGTACCGGAGCGGGAGCGCCAGAGAATGACGGTCATCCTCCGCGGTGTCTTGGCGGAGATGGAGGACCCTAAGAACTGGGATCAGGAGTGAATAATGATAGCGGTCAGGACGGGATACTCGTTTAAGCTCGCCGTCGGTCACGTTAAGTCGGTCGTCGATCGCCTCGTCGAGCTCGGCAAGACCGACGCCCCAATCGCCGACCGGGGCGGCACCTTCGGCTTCGTCTCGTGGACCAAGGCCTGCGCCACCGCTAACCTGCGCCCCGTCTACGGCGTAGAGCTGGCGGTCAGCGACAACTGGGGGACCAAGTCCCGCAAGGAAGCCTCGCCGGAGCAACAGCCGCGCTTCGACTACTGGACCTTTCTGGCCAAGAGCGACCTCTCCGACCTCCACCAGCTGGTCAGGGCGGCGACTGGTAAGGCGGCCAAGGTCCCGGTACTCTCCTATGACGAGGCGCTTGGAGCGCCGGGCGTGATCAAGGTCGCCAATGAGCAGGTCGATATCGACCTTGTCGACTTTGACATAGAGGACGTCTATATGGGCCTCACCCCCGCCACTCCGCTGGGCCTGGTCAGGGCTGCCGCGCGCAGGGGCGCCCTGTTCGTCGCAGGTAGTCGCAACGTCTACCCCTGCAGCGGAGACCTCGAGTTCTATAGAGTCATGCTGGGGAGGCACTCGGCATCGACCCAGACCTATCCGCAGCACATCCTCTCCGACGACGAGCTCGCTGCCGCACTCGCCCCTGCGGCACTCGCCACAGATATCGCTAAAGCTATGGATCACTCCCGCGAGATAGTCTCCGGCTGTTGCGCCGTGCTCGAGAAGGGCGAGTTGCTCCACTTCAATGCCGAGAAGACCCTGCACCAGCTCTGCGAGGAGGGCGCGGCTCGGCTAGGCGTCGATCTATCCGTCCCGATGTATCGGGAAAGGATAGATCGAGAATTAGCCCTGATTGCCGAGAAGAAGTTCGACGACTACTTCCATATCATCTCCGACCTAGTGAACTGGGCCAAGCCCCGCATGGTCGTCGGACCGGCGCGGGGAAGCTCGTGCGGCAGCCTCGCCTGCTACCTGCTCGGTATCACTGCGATAGACCCCATTCCCCACGGCTTGATCTTTGAGAGGTTTATCGATATCACCCGCGCCGACCTCCCCGATATCGACCTCGACTTCTCCAGACAGGACGAGGTGATGGCCTACGCGGAGCAGCGCTACGGCGAGAGGGTGGCCAGGCTGGCCAGCGTATCGATCTTCCAGTCCCGCTCTGCCCTGGCCAGGGTAGGGGCCGCCCTGAAGATACCCTCCTGGCAGGTGGAGAAGGTGGCGGAGACTGCGTTCAAGCGGATGATGGGCGACTCCCGCAAGAGTAGTACGATCTTAGATACGCTCACAGATACCGATCCTGGCAGGGTGATGCTCAAGGAGTTTCCCCAGGCAGTCATCGCCGGCAGGTTCGAGGGTCACCCCGACCACTCCTCGATCCACGCCGCGGGCCTCGTCGTTACAGATAAGCCGGTCTCTACCTACGTTGCCGTAGACCGGAGGAACGGCACTGCGATGTGCAACAAGTACGACGCAGAGTACCTCAACCTGCTCAAGATCGATGTCCTGGGTCTGACCCAGCTCTCGATCTTTGAGCGTACCCTCGAGCTGATCGGTGAGAGCCCCGTCTCCGGCTGGCTGGAGAAGATACCGCTCGACGATGCCAAGGCATTCGATCTACTCAATCGCCACAAGTACTGCGGCGTCTTCCAGTTTACCGGTGCCGCAATGCGCGGCCTGGCCAAGCAGATCACGTTCGAGTCGTTTGAAGACATCGTCGCCGCCACCGCCCTAGTCCGACCTGGCCCGCTCGCCTCCGGGGGGACCAGCCAGTGGGTGGAGAGAAGGGCGGGGCGCCAGGCAGTGACCTATCCACACCCACTGCTCGAAGAATTTTTGAGAGACACCTACGGGATACCGGTCTATCAAGAACAAATCCTTCGGATCGGTAGAGAGCTTGGCGATCTCTCGTGGGCGGACGTGACCCAGCTACGCAAGGCCATGAGCAGGTCCCTTGGTAAAGAGTATTTCGATCAGTATGGGGACAAGTGGAAGGAGACCGCGATCAAGAAGGGGATGCCGCCTGAGGTGGCGACAGAGTTTTGGGTAGCGATGTGTCTTGACGCGAATACTAAAATTAGATTGGCGAAGAGGAGTAAGCCGCTAACTATTAAACAACTATATCGGAAGTATGAGAGTCATCAGACGTATGAGATTAAGCGGAAGGGCTCAAGGCCTTCCCTGGTCAGCCTGTTCCCAGACGGGAGGGGTCATACGCAGAAGGCGCTCAAGTTCATCAAGTCTGGAAGAAAGGTCTGCTGGAAATATATGTTTGAAGACAAGAGCCACGTCATATGTACCCCAGATCATCGCTTCATAGTTAATGGAGGGTGGCAGAAGATAGGAGAGGCAAAGATTGGAGACGACTTCGCATTCATGGGAGAAGACTATGAGAAGCGAGGATCGCGAGCTCGGAACCATACTGGAGGTGGTAAGGGGAGTGGGAAGCGGGATACTCTAGGCCGCTACTCTGGTACGGGTCGCGTCTCCTTTGCTAAAGATTTCCGTAGAGAGATGACAGGCAAGCCCTGTGCTGACTGCGGTAAGATTGCAACTCACATGGAGGTCCACCATAATGATTTCGTGGAAGGTAGAAAGAGACTGCGAGACGTAGCTTGGCTATGTCCTAGTTGTCATCGCACCAGGCACTGGCAGTTTGGTAGAGGGGCAACCCCTCCGTGGGGGGTAGGCAAGGCTGTTACATCAAAGAGACTAGTTAAGAGACAAAAGATCGGATTGAGAGAAGTCTATGACATCTCAATGGAAAAACATTTTAACTTTACTCTTCAAAATGGGTTGATAACTCATAATTGTCAATACGGAGCTTGGTGCCTGAGCGGCGATACCGTATTAGTAGACCCTTATGGAAACCAGTCCCACAAGAAGCGGACCTTTACCCTGAGAGAACTCTACGAAAACGGGGGCTCATTCAATAGCCAGACCGGCAAGAAGCAGAACCTGCTGTGCCTCCAGGACGGGAGGATCAAGCCCCTCAGGTTGGTCGATGTCTACTATAGGGGCAGACAGAAGACCTGGCTGGTCAAGGTCGAGAGCGGAGAGAGCATTCGCGCCACCAAGGCCCACAGGTTTCTGGGCGTGGACGGCAAGTACTGGAGGCTCGATGACCTGCGACCAGGCGACGCGGTCATCTCGATAGGATGGAGTGCAGGCAGGACCGCAGTAGCCTCCAAGATCGTCTCTATCTCCGATCCCAAGATCGAGGACACCTACGATGTAGCCATGCCAGAGCCCTATAATAACTTCGTTGCCAATAACTTCGTAGTCCACAACTCCTTCAATAAGAGTCACAGCGTCGCCTATGCCTATGTCTCGTATTGGTGCGCGTACCTCAAGGCCCACTACCCTACGGAGTTCGCCGCCGCCACGCTCGATGCAGAGGAGAAGCCGGAGCGCCAGATCGAGCTGCTCCGCGAGCTAGCAGAGGAGGGCATCGGCTATATCCCGGTAGACCCGGAGAGGTCTACCGCCCGCTGGCAGGCCACCAGCGATGGCCGCCTGCTGGGTCCCTTGACCAACATCAAGAGCATTGGCCCCGCCAAGATGCTGCTGATCCTCCAGGCCCGCAGGGGAGAGCGCAAGCTAACCGCCTCGCAGGCCAAGCTGCTCGAGAACCCAAAGACTGCAATCGATAGCCTGTTTCCGATCAGGGACCGCGTCCGCACTCTCTATCCAAACGGGCTTGGAGACGCGAACATCGCCAGTCTGCCAACTCCGGTGATCGCGTGCCAGCCTGGTATCCAGGGCCCGCAGGTCATTGTGGTGGTGATCAACCGCCTGATCCCCAAGGACGAGAACGAGCCGGTCAAGGTCGCCCGCAGGGGCGGGGTCCTCCTCGATGGTCCGATCCAGGCACTCAACATGTTCGTCAGGGATGACGGAGATGAGATGTTTGCCAAGATCGGTCGCTTCAAATTCAATGAGTTGGGCAAGCCCGTCCAGGAGGAGGGCAAGCCGGGCAAGGTGATCTACGCCTTAAAGGGGGTAGTCCCTCCGTCGTTCAGAATGCTCGATGTCCGGCAGGTCAGGAAGCTCGGATATATGGAGGAAGGCTATGATGACAATAGACCAAGCGGCGATCCTGATTAGGGAGACTAGCGGCCAGCTCGGAGAGGCGCTGCCGCAAGACGTCTGCGTGGCGATCGCCACCAGGCTGCTCTCTCCGCCTCAGCAGCTACGGTTGCTGAGTCCTGGGGACGTCGCTCGCTACCACAGGGAGAGGTACGAAGAGTGAGCGACGGAGATCTGAGGAAGATATTTCGCAACCACCTGCCTATGGTGGCCTGGAGTACGATAGAGACTGGCGCGGTCGAGCCCGGCGTCGCCGATCTCAACGGCCTGCTTAACGGTGTTGAGTTCTGGGTAGAGAACAAGCGCACGCTTGCCTATGCCGTAGAGGTCAAGCCGAGCCAGGTCGCCTGGCACCGGCTGCGGTGGGCCAAGAGGGGGAGGACCTTCTTTGCGGTACGCCGCTGCGGCAGCGAGCTCTGGCTAATCGAGGGCCGCCACGCGCTCCAGCTCAAGGACTACGGTCTGCGGGACTGCCCCACCCTCCTGGTGGCCGACGGAGGTCCGGCCCGCTGGCCATGGGCCAGGGTTCTAGACCTCCTAGTGGGGCACTAGGAGGGCCCATGTGCAGCGGTTAGACCGTGGGGTACCCCCTCCAGGAGGGCCTACCAGCGGCCTTTTCTATCGTATTGGAGGCCTAGAAAATTGAGTAAAATCAAGCCCCCTAGGCCCTTTACATTTCTTCCTTCTTTCTTTATATATAGGAGGCCTTCTAGGGCATGCGGGGAGCTTCCACCCTCCCTCCCCCTAGGAAGTGGTTCGACAAAGTGGTCGGCCCCTGAGGACCTCTCGAGTGCCCTAGCGGCCTTGACCCTCCCCCGGTTGGGGCGGGACTGTAGAGAGGGAGCACGGGGAACCTCCTTAGGACCTCTCCCCCACTAGAGCGATAAGCTGCACGAGGGGAGAGGGCCTGGTTTAGGGCGAACCTCCTGCCGGCATCTACGAAAAGCCGAAGGGAAAATTTAGGAGGGTCTAGGCCCCTGCGGCCTCCTCTCTATTCTCCTCCTAAATTTTCCAGAGCGAATGACCCTCCCTAAAAATTGTTCTTCTCCTCTCGCAAAAGCGGAGGAGCAGTGCCGTCGGCAAACGACGGAGCGCAAGCGCAAGCAGAAAATGCGACAAGAGCGGGGAGGTTGGATCGACTGCGACGGGCCGCCCGCCACCGCGCGGCCCAGAAAGTGAAATGCGGCCTCGGCCGCATCGAGGCGGGATGACCTCCGCCTCCTGAAGATCAGGTCCAACACAAAGGAAAGACCAAGATGACCACCGCAACCACTCTCGACCTCCTCGCCCGCCCGAACACCTACAAGCACTTTGTTGCAGCGGCCCTGCTCAAGAGCAAGGGTAAGACACTCACCTTCGACCAGCTCTCCAAGGCGGCCTACGGCGAGGTTAAGGACGAGTACAAGGCCCCGATTGCTATGATCCTGGTTGGGATCAAGGTCGCGATCAAGGCGAACAAGCTCCCGCTCCAAGTCGTGCGAGAGAAGGGCACCGTGAAGATCGCACCCAAGGGTCGCAGTCGATAAGGCCTAGTGAAATTCGGAGGAGACCCTCCGAGTTGTGCAGGGATGACCTCCTGCGCCTGACGATCAGGTCTCTCCACCCATAAGCAAGAAAGCGAAAGCGATGCCTACCGACAACGTGTGGACCCGCCACCTCCACAAGCCCAAGACGGCGAGCAAGATCAAGAGGACCGCTACCTCCCCGCTCTATCAGTCCCTCCGCAGTGAGAGCTACAGGCTGGGCGAGCGCAATGACTGCTCCGTCGTTGCAGTCGCCGCAGTCTGCGGGGTCTCCTATGCGGATGCCCACGCGGCCCTGGCCAAGAGAGGGCGCAAGCACAAGCGCGGCGTCTATAACTCAATCATCATCGATGCGGTCTTAGGCTTCTCTAAGACCCTAGAGCGGATCGACCCCAAGTCGATCATCAGCAGCTACCCCGGCATCCATAAGACACTCCAGAACGTAACCACCCATCACCCCCGCCGCTTCCCCGGCTCGTTCAATCCGTCCAAGTGCTACCTCTTGTTCATCAAAGGCCACGTGCTCGCAGTCATGGGCGGCGAGGTCAACGACTGGACGATCAACAAGGCCAAGCGTGTGATCGCCATCTACGAAGTTAAGTGAAATAACCCCAAGCAAGAAAGGAAGACCCCACCATGAGTGACGCTTTCTCCAACTTCGCCGTTGACACCGACTTCGATGCTCCTCCGCAGGCTGAGCCGTCGATGCGCGGCCGGCTCTCTAACGCAATCGATGCCTCGCGCTACATTCTCGCGGGCAAGAGCACCGTCACCCTAGTCTCCAAGAAGACCGGGGCGCGGTTTACCTACCGTATATCGGTCAGCGATGACGGGGCCTGCCACTTCGTCGCGCTGCTGTCTGGCCCGAACAACGGGGCCGACTACAAGTACCTGGGCAGGATATCCCGCGGCATCTTCTGGCTTGGCCGCAAGGTCCCCCGCGCCGACGATATCTCCCGCGACGCCCCGTCTGCCCGCGCCTTCGAGTGGACCTGGAAGAGGCTGGCCCGGCAGGTCCTGCCGGACGACCTGGAGGTCTGGCACGAGGGGTCCTGCGGTCGCTGCGGCCGCAGGCTGACCGTCCCGTCGTCCGTAGAGCGGGGCTTCGGTCCCGAGTGCGCCACTAAGATTTAAAGAAAGGAAGACCCTACCCATGAGCTATGTTATGATCAACCGCGCGCCCGACGGCACGCACACCAGAGCCTTCACGAGTGAGGCAGCCGCCCTGGCCGCCCTGGCAGAGATGCTTGGCCGCAGTACAGACGACTGCGGCCTGCCCCTATGCCCCGGCCGCTCCTACTATAGCGACTGGGGCAACGTCATCACGGTAGAGCAGAGAGGCCCGGGCCACACTGCCGCCATCGAGACCAGGCTGCGCGAGGCCTTCGACGCCAGAGAGTGCGGCACTGCAACCAAGCGGCAGATCGCCCTGCTCGAGAAGTATGGGACCTGAGCCATGAACTCGACCGCCTGTGCGACCGCGGCGTTATCAGGTACAGCCGCCGCAAGGGCGGCTACGTCATGACCCAAGCAAGAAAGGAAGACTAACGTGACCACCAAGATGTCCCTCCCCACCTGCGAGGTCCGCGTCTCTACCTTAACCGGCCTCTACTATCTTGGCTTCGGGCCAACACGCTCGCGCTCAGAGTACAAGACCTTTAAGGGCGCCGTCAAGTCGGCCGTCCGCAAGGGATACGAGGTCCTCACCACAGAGGACCCTATGATCGAGTTTGTCAAGAACGAGAGGAAGACAAAGATCGTAACCAACCTCATGAGCGGCAGGCTCATCCGCATCGGTGTCAATACGGACCCCTGCTGTGACCCATCAACCGAGAGCTACTGGAGCAAGTAAACATGATGAAGGCACTGGAGATAGTGGCCGCCGACAGGTGGAACCTCCTAAGCTACAAGGCCGCCGTCCGCGCCCTCCTGGCCTCTGGCCACGCAGCCGGCCATGCCGGCTCTACCTGGGGGGACCTCCCCCAGGAGGTCCAGCGGGACCTGCTGGCCCTGTGGACGAAGAAAAGGGAGGCCTAGGGGCCTCCAGGGGTAGGGCTATAACCCTCCTCCCCGGCTGGGCCCCCCCAGAGGGGCCTCTTTTACAAGCAAGAAAGGAAAGAAACCCATGCAGTACGTCATTAAGAACCACAATGCCCTCATAGGGGAGGCGTTTGCCTTCCTGTGGAGGGACAACCTCAGCCGCCAAAAGAGCGAGGCTGGGAGCTACAACCCCGGCCAGTACTACTACGTTACCGCCTCCGACGTCGAGGCCCAGGTCCGCCTGTTCATCGAGGAGGACCTGGAGCACGTGGAGCGGGGCAGCAAGGGGCGGGCCTGGGGGCGAGGCTATAGTCGCATCACCGTGAGGGGCAACCTACTCAGCGATGTCCGCAAGTGGCTGCTCTGCAACCTGAGCCTGGAGCGCCATAACTTCGGCAGGGGCCACGTCAGTGGGATGCGATTTCGCCCTAGAGGCGCACCGCTCCACCCCTCTGAGGTCCAGACCATGGAGAGGAGAGAGAGGCGCAAGGCCAATGGCCCGGTGATCCACTTTAAGGCGAGGGCCAAGGGTGGCTCGCTGCTCTGCTCAATCAAGCCGAGGTCCCCGTGGTCGCGGCACAAGCACCGCGTCTACTCTACGGAGGCCCAGAAGGAGGTGACTTGTCCCCGCTGCGCTAAGGCCCTCTCCGAGGGACGCAGCCAACCAAAGTGGTGGGTAGGCAAATGAAGATGAACAACGCTAAGCCTTTCGTCTGCTCGATCTGCCAGAGGGAGGTCACCGATGAGTGGGGCAACAACCCCGCCCCCATCTGCGAGGGGAGGTGCTGCGACGAGTGCGACCTCTCTATCGTCCTGCCCGCACGCATTCGCCGACTGAACAGGGAGAAGATACGTGGCCTTTAACATGTGTAGCCCGTCGGAGGATGCCGAGGAGGTCCTCGTCGATGCACTCGATGCCACTCTCAAGCTGATCGGGATCGCACTAGAGGAGGACAAGTTTGAGCTCCTCTCCCTGTGGTTCCTAGGGCAGATGAGTACCGCCTATAGCGCTGGCTACAGGGAGGCTAAGGGCGAGGAGGAGCTATTCAGGGACCTCTTTGAGGAGAGCAAGAGTGGACTGTAACCACGCCTGAGGGATTAAAGATTGCACTCGATGCGTCTCCCCCAGGCGGGCGGCGCATCAGGGGCAATCCCGCCCAAAAGGCCAAGGAGGCCTTTTCCTGATGAAGAAACTTTTGCTCATGGCTACAGTGGCAGTCCTGGCATTCGCCAGTCCAGCTGCGGCTGACGTCATCATCGACAACCACCTCAGCGGTACCGGCGACAACGTGGTGTTCGACAGCTTCAACAGTGTCACCAATGTTGCAGTCGGCAGCTTTAACGGGCAGCATCAAGGGCTCGTTGACTTCAGTTGCTTGGGCGGCTGCCTCGGTTTCACTGGAGCGGCGAACGGCAACGACATCAAGATCGCCGACACCAACGACCTGAAAGTTCAGGTCTTCGACACGACCGGCCTTCACGTGTTGCAGACGCAAACCGATGTCTTTTCTTTGAAGGGCAGCGGAGATGCGACTGCGTTCGTGATCGCTGACGAAGCGAACGGCACCCAGAAGCTGTTCACGTTCGCTCTCGGTACGCTAAGTCTGTCGTCACAGTCCGGTTTCACCCTGAGCGCAATCAACGGCGAAACAATCGACTCGTTCAGGGTCGCCACAACCGGCAACCTCACGGACTTCGAGCACTACCGGATCGACGTCGCAGCAGCGGCGGTTCCTGGCCCGGTCGTGGGTGCGGGACTGCCGGGGCTGATTACTGCGTGTCTCGGCCTCTGGGGATTGCAGCGTCGGCGACGTACACTGCAAGCGTAGTATCGTTTTGACCCTGCCCTAAGTCGGGACCGGACGGGAGGTTAGACTAAGAGAGGGCACGACCATTGACCGTTCCGGCGGTAGGTACGGCCCTCGCCTTCACATACAGGAGTGATCAAGATATGAGACGGCTACTTCTAGCCTCTGCGGCCGTGCTGGCGCTATCCGCACCAGCTCTAGCCGATACCTACCAGATGGACAGCTTCACTGTGAATGCGGGGGAGCAGAATGTCCACATAACCTCGCCGATCGACCTGACCGTTCAGGCTGGAGATATCACGCTGCATTCAGCTACGCAGGGTGACCTGCTTGTCTGGTGCCTCGATCTGACTGACCTATTGTTCCAGCCATACAAATTCAACGAGACGGTCTATGGCGGGGGCAACCTTCCGGGTCTTCCGGCCGGTGGCCTGAGCGCTGTGCAAATCCGTGAGATCGCCTCACTGATGAAATTTGGCTTGACGGTCAACCCCGACGCGGACAATGACGCGGCGGTACAACTCGCGATCTGGAAAACGGAGTATGGCAACGCCTTTACCGACACTGGCTTGTCTGCGTCGCTTTCGGCCAAGGTGGCACTCCTACTGCTCGATGCGGCCAACGGAGGCCTGATCGACTGTCCGACCTGTACCCTCACCGTACTGTCGGACGCCGTGAGTGCGCCCAATCAGGCACTTGGCTTTGCGTCAGTACCAGTTCCTGCCCCAATCGTTGGGGCGGGTCTACCTGGGCTGATCGCAGGATGCCTCGGTCTCTGGGGTCTCCAGAAGCGTCGGCGTAGCAAGCTCGCATAAAGCTAACTTGCCCTGGCGGGGGCTTGCTCCTGCCGGGGTCTTTTCTTCACTACCGGCAGCGAGTGAAGCCGCTGCCGTAAGGCCCCGAGGCTCTCTTTAGGGTCCCCGCCCTTCTGGGAGCCTCGGGTATTTCAAAATAGGAGAAGGAATATGGGACGACCTAGCTACTACGACGACAACTACGGCCACTGGGAGATCAATGGCGAGGAGGACCTCGAGTACTACCGACAGACCCAAGCGGCGAGCGTCAGGAAGAAGTGCAGCGGCTGTGGCAGGACGGTAAAGATCAAGCCAGACTACGCCTACTGCAACGGCTGCGCAGAGAAGATCGAGAGAGGATGGGATGTGGGAGGTTAGCAGTGGTGAGGCCCTCGAGGCCTGTTTCTTCTTGGGGCTAGTTCTATCGAGCTGGCTCTGCCTGTACATCATAAGCAAGAAAGGAACGTGAACGGTGCCGCACCGATTGCGCTGTATATGTGCACGCAGCGCAGTTAGGGCGACATTGCCCAAACCAGGAAAGGACTACTCCTATGGCTGAAACTAAACGCGAGCTCCGCGTAGCTCCTCCCCTCCCCGACAATATTGACGATTGGACGCGGCACATCAAGGCCGAGCGCACTCTCAATGATGCGGTGGAGGATATCCACAGGGTCTTGGTTAATGAAGACCCTAAGTATCGCGCACTCCTGCGGGCTACCTATGATGCCCACGCCGTAGAGGGATCACTGTCCATGGACAATGCCCTAGCGGCGATGGCGATCCGCAAGAAGGCTGAGGATACCAACAACAGTGAAGTCGCCGAGGAGAAGCTCGCGGTCATTAACATGGCGCTTGGCGTTGTGTTGAGGCGCTATAAGGCTTCTCGCAAGCAGCGACGCAACACCATTGGTGGAGAGGAGGTCCCACCAGAGAATAACGATTAAATCTCTTCACTTACTATACAGCCGGGGCGCAAATGCCCCGGTTCTTACGCATGCATGGTGCCGCGTGAAACAAAGAAAAGGATCAAAAAATGAAATGCGTATGTCCTATGGGCGGGGATCGGACCTGCCCCGACGACTGCCCCCTTGCGGTATGGGCTGGCCTATCGAAAACCGACCGCAAGGCTCAACGTAAGTCCGTAGCCGAGAGACTTTATAGGCAGGGCTTGACGATGGAGCAGATCGCGACCCAGCTTGGCGTGAGCCACATGACTATCGTCCGCGATCTCAGGGAATTTGAACATAATGTTCAAATTAAACCTGCTAAGACCGAGCGCAATCCCAAGGGTGCGGGCCGCCCCAAGGGCAAGAAGACAGCCAAGCGAGCCCCGCGTAAGGAGGGGGAGAAGCAGGCGCAGCGCTCCGTCAATGCCCGACCAGAGGACTGGGACCAGTTCAAGGCTAAGGCCATAGCGGAAGGGAAAACGGCTGCACAGAAACTAGGCGAGCTCGTTGCCGAGCCAGTGATCGATCCGACATCACTATCCATGACGGCGCAGCAGAAGCTAGACATTGCATTACGGCAACAGAAGAACCGCAACGACGCAATTTTTGAGCAACGAGTTCGCGGTGAAGTTGTCAGGCGCGTTGACGAGATCATGCTGCCCCTCTGGAAAGAGCGCATCGAGGAGGCCAAGAACCTCTACGTGGGCCGCAGGGGGATCATGGATAAGGTGACGTATAATCTCATCTGGGGCTGCCTTCACCCCGATAGTCGTCTATCCACCAGCCCTGAGAGGCTCGCCAAGGCGTTCAATGCATTCGAGTCATTTGAGAAGCGACTCCTCGCTGAGAAGGACTCGCCAACCAATATGCCGGACATACCGGACAACCTCGCGGCCTGGGATAAGATGAAGGCAGAGGCGCAAAAGAGTAGACGCGCTAATCGCAATGCTGTGAAGCGCCGATAAAAATGAGGAGCCACCGGTGACCGACGACCTAATGTAAGGATGGCAGCGCAGCGCCCTCTGGCGGAGGGCGTCACGGTGCAATCTGCACCACTAGGATGGCTGTCACGTTGGCCAAAAAAGGCCAAGTCAGGAAGCCATTCCCAAACCAGGAGCTTAATATGTCAGAGCCTAGATTCACTATCTCAGAAGTTAGTCGATCAAGCTAAGCGGGCTGGAACAGAGGTTTCCAAACACATGCAGTCTCTTGCCATCTTCTTAGGAGATGTCAAAAAGGCCCATGAAGCCATCGCCGCTCTCCCAGAGGATAGGGCAAAGGTTAATGAATATATCAAGACCCTAGATGGCAAAGCCTTCGATATCACTGTCGATGACATCATGAACGAATCAGGAGTTCGTGACGTGCAAGGCACACGCGCCTTTGTCTACGCTCTCCACAAGAAGCTCTTGGAAAATAAACCCCGCTAAAAAGGAGAGGGAGGGCGGGGCAGCCCCCCGTCCTCTCTTTGAAAAAATGGATCATCAACTCGTTCAAAGAATGCAGGTCCACTGGAAGAAGGGACTAGAAAATTTTCGATCTTTCTTCCACCTGTTGGGAGAGGCCAAGGGTGAGATCGGAAATAACGCATTACCAAGTTGGTGCCTCAATACAGTTGGCGTCGGCTTTAGCCGGGTCACTCAAATAGCCGGCGTACTTCAGAAAGAGGATGAGCTGAGAGCAAGACAAGATATCGCTAAGGCTCGCGAAGCGGCATAGTTGGCGAAGACGATATTCGGTTTGGTCACTGGTTAATCGATCACGGCATCGATATCACTCGTCATGACCGAGCCGCTCTCATCAAGCTTGGGTCAAACCTCGAGGCCATGCGCCAGGTCCTAGAAAGAACCGATCGCTCATCTTATCAATATATCTGGGAGGAGGCTCGAGCCCAACTGCCACCGACGTGAACCCTTTCAACTTTCTCCTTTCCTTAGTGTAAGGATAGGAGAATATTGAAATGTATTTAGGAGGGTCAGAGAAAGTGACCGACGACCTCGACGACATCGAGAGACAGATGACTCGCCGCGGCAACTCTCGCAGTAGGTCAGGTCGCAAGACGGGCCAGGGCTGGGACATCATGAAGCGAACCCATACCTTCAAGGCCAAGCTGAGGAGAGCCGTGGCGAGCTATAACACCAGAGCAAGGAAGTCAAGGGAGAAATAGAATGGATAAGGCAAAGACTGATAACGGAGATACGATCTCTGTCGAGATGGTACCCGATCGAGACACCAAGGGGACCTACGTGTACAAGTCCGTTGATAAGTTGGCAATGATCACATCGCTCTATATAAGGAAGGAGGCCTATACCGGAGAGCGGCCAGAGAGGATCGTTCTGACCGTGGCGAGGGGGAGAGAGGGAGATGACGAACGTCATTAAGTTTCCGACCAGCTACAGCAAGGCTCGCACGGCCAGGGAGCTATACTTTGCCCTGCGGCGCTACACCAAGACCCCTGAGCGGATGAGCGACCTGCTCAGGGACCTGCTCGACTACAAGATGACGGACACGTTTGCCAAGGACCTCGCCATCTTGATGGTGATGATCCACAGAGAGGAGAGGGACAAGGAATGGCCTCCACTGACGACGAGATAACCGAACTGGCTATTGTATATCTGGCCGGCCAGATGCCTCCGCATGAGTACCGCAACCTGATGATCGTTGAACTGATGAACCTCTCCCTCTCCCGCCACAGCGGCGAGGAGAGTGAGGACGACGACAGGCTGACCAAGCTTGCAACCGCAATCAGGGGGAAATAAGTGAGGCAACATATACCCGCCATCCTGGAGAACGATCGGATCACGACGGGGGAGTACGCCACCCACGTCGGGGACCTGCACGGGGCCTTCATCGTCAGAGGGCCGCACGGGACCGAGCTTAAAATCATTTCGAGTGGTACCGGTCCGATCTGCGAGGGCTGGGAGCACGTCAGCGTCTCTACCCCCAACCGTATGCCAACGTGGGCGGAGATGTGCTTCGTCAAGAGCCTGTTCTGGCGAGACGACGAGTATGTTGTTCAGTACCACCCTGCGAAGTCTGAGTACGTCAACTATCACCCGTACTGCCTCCACCTGTGGAGACCGATCGCAATGTTCATGCCGACCCCGCCGCCTGGCTTCGTCGGCCCAAAGGAGTGAAGATGTCGAAGACACTGCAAGAGAGATACCAGGCCGCTCTAGAGCGGTCCGGTGAGAGAGTGGTCAAGCGCCTTAACTCTGGCGTCATCGTCATGACCAGGACCAAGGGCAGCCACTACTACCTCGGCCCCAGCGGGAGCCTGCGGGTGGGTCCAACGCGAGAAGGCAGCCTTCCCGCATCGGACAAGTTCAAGATGCTGCTGCTGCGCGACCCTGCCCTCGAGGGCAAGTCGTGAAGGAGCAGGTCATCGTTCACGGCGAGTGGAGGGCGGACCTGCTCCAGGAGGGGCCCGAGCAGAGCCTCGTTAAGATTATCAAGGGACCCTCCAACCTGATTGGCCTGTCTCTGTGCTTTCCCAATAGCCACATAGCCAGGGCCACAGGAAGCGAGTACACTGAAGACAACCAGGAGCTGCCTATGTCGGAAGATAACCATACCGCGAGGTACAACGAGCTCGTTGAGGAAGCGATTGCCGCAGGTCTCTCTGCAAAGAAGATCGGCACACGCTTCCGCAATGCAGAGACCGGGGCCAAACGCTGCGAGGCCCTGGAGGCTGCGATCGCCTCCCATAAAGAGAAGGTCGCGGAAGGGGTCGTGCCCGAGAAGGGCACGGTAGAAGTCGCAGCCATACCGGCGGAGGGTGAGAAGACTGAACCCCCGCGCATCAACCAGGAGAAGAAGATGGCTAAGAGTGCAACGAAGAAGAAACCGACGGCTGCCGCCAAGAAGGCCACGAAGCCCGCAAAGTCTGTAGTCGTTGCAGAGAAGCGGAACGGTATCGTTGGAGAGTTCGGTACCAGAGCGGATACAAACAAGGAGAAGCTACTCCTGGCGCTCTATGCCAAAAAGAACAAGCCGGTGCCGGCTCTCGATCTGATTAAGGCCGTCTACGGTAAGCAAGACATCGAGATGTTGGGAAGCCTGAAGATGGTCCTCCAGGGTCTCCAGGTCGCAATTGATAGCGACAAGCTGCCGTATACCATCGAGGTAGAGGGACGCCTGAAGGAAGCCACCATTACACTGGCATCGAAGTC